GATAACTTGTTGAAGTGGAACAAGAGTAGACAGGACTGGGGTGCGATACCCCACGCCTCCACCAACCTAGATAGTTCCGAATTAGGGGGCGAAATAGGTTCGACTGGTGCTGGAGTAAAATGGAGAGTTATGGGTTGACAGCCTTATAAGTCAAAAAAGTAAATGCAAACGATAATTTTGCATCTCAAGAATACGCACTAGCGGCGTAGTTCTGATAGGGTTTTCGGTGAGTTCCTAGTAACAGAATACTCACCAACTTAACCGTTAAGGAGAAGAAGTATGTGGAAGACACCTACAATAAAAGAAATAGCAGTTGGTTTAGAAATCAATTGTTATGCGTGTGCTGAAATATAAGGTACAATACTATTGTGGGGGCCTAAAAATCCCCACACATATAATGGAGTTATAATGAATTTACCAACACCTAAAATAGATTTAGGAACACCCAAAGTGTTCTCACTAGAAATAGAACGAATCGCAAAAGAAAAAGAAATAACACACATGGACGCAGTATTATTATACTGCAAAGATAATCAAATAGAACCAGAAAAAGTATCAAGTCTAATAACCAAAGGTCTAAAAGAAAAAATAGAAGCAAACGCAAGAGAGTTGAACTTCTTACCTAAAGTTGCGAGTTTACCGATATGAGATATGAATTAAAAGTTAAAGCTGGGTCATACAAACACAACAATTTATTTTTACTATTTGTTAAAGTAATTACTCACCGATTAGGTCATTTAATCAAAGACGGAAAATACATGGACTAATGCAACCTGTTGATGTTTATATTATGTACTGTGCGTTGAAAGCACATTTTGGAAAGGGTGATTATGATTATATTAAATATGGTGGTAAATCGTCTGCAACAAGAGATTCGTTCTGGAAGAGAACAGACAGAATATTCTTTGTTAAGATTTCAAGAAAATATAAAAGAAAAGAAGTTATATTAGATTACCTAGTTTCTAATTTTGTACATAATACAAAAGGGTGGCTAGGTGATTTTAATGATGACAATTATGTTGAATGGAAAAAGAGAACACAGAGTATGAGTTATAATTTTAAACAAGAGTTAGAACAAATAGGTGAATCAAATATACTTGGTATAAAAGATGGACAACACCCATTGTTACTCAAAGAGTATTTGGGTAAAAGAGTGTCCATAGAAACACTAGTTATATTAGATGACATAAGTAACTTTACAAAAAAATGGAACAAAGAATTAAAGAATGATGTGGTATGGCCTAAAGTAAAAAAACTTATAAAAGATTACAAAAAATTCTTGACATATGACAAGAAGAAGTGTACTATAATACTTAATGATTTTATTAACCAATTTTATTCGTGAGGAAAAATTATGAAGAATAGAAGTGAAAACTTTTTTGAATATAAATGTTCAAAACAAAAAGACCGAATCAAACAACTTGAAAGAGAGTGTGCTGATTTGCAAGTGAAAAATCAAGAACTTGCAGAGAGATGTAAAAAACTTGCATCTAGAGTTCCAGAGTGGCCTAAAGGTTTTAGACCTAAAAGAAAAACTCCATTTAGGAGAGCTGGTGAAACTTCGTCAACTTGATATGGAACTATTCGGTGGGTGCAACTACTCTTGTAGTATGTGCCCACAAGGTTCTGAAAAGGGAAGAGAACCAGAGTTTAAGAAAGCTCTGTCTTGGTCTAATTTTCTAAAGATTATTGATGACGCAGAATCACATGGTGTAGAATCAATAAGTCTTCATGGTGGTGGTGAGCCTACCTTGAATAAGTATTTTATACCTGCTATAAAGTATATTAAAAAAAGAGGTATTCAATGTACATCATTAAGTAATGGTTATAATTTAAATGATTACCTTATTGATAATATAATAGATAGTGGGATTGATATATTTAAAATATCTGTTGTAGGTTATGATGAACAAACATATGAAAAGATGATGAGTAAAAATGCATTTAAATATGTGCGTGAGAACGTAAAGAATTTAGTAAGACAAACTAAAGGTTCTAATACTAGAGTGCAATCACAGCATCTTATATTAGACCCAGAGAAGAAAGATTACGAAGTAGAACAGTTAAGAAAAAATTGGATTGACTACACAGGTATAGATGCAGAGATATGGTTGATGCACAATTGGAGTGGTACATACGAAGGTAAGTATGAAAGAAGTAAAGAAGACAGACGTGGTTGTGGTAGACCATTTCAACCTATGTTACAAGTAAGAGCTGGTGGGTTAGGTAAACATCAAGGTGCTGTAGTTGCGTGTTGTATGGTATTAGGTAATGATGCGTCTGCAACATTAGGACACTTAGATGACCAGACAATAGAAGAAGTATATAATGGTGATAAGTATAAAGAGTTACGAGATGCACACAGAGAAGAACGATTTGATGACATACCCTATTGCAAAGATTGTGACCAATTATATCACGTTCCAGAAAGTTTAGTCTGGACAAATATGAAAAACAGAAAATACAAACAATCAAAAGTTTTAGATACACTAGAGATACAATGAATTTAAATTATAAAGATATACCTTTTCCATATTTCTATGGCTCACTTGATAAAGAAATGTACCAATATGCACATAAACTTTGGTCAACAGATGAGGAATCAAAATCATATAATTTATCTAAGAACCGTTCTAATACAGACATAACAGATAAGAATCTTATCAATTATCTTACAAAGGTAGGTGCAGAAGTAAAGGCTCTATCAGATAACTTTGGTATCTTTGAGAAGTATTATCCTAAACTAAAAAAGAAAATACACTGTAATGATTTAAACTTTACATACTCTGAAAATCCAATTACAGATAAAGGATATCCATTGCGTGACTGGCATCTAGATTTAGGTAATAAGATTGTAACTGGGTTGTGGTATTTCAAACACCCAAAAGAACAAGATGATGGTGGTAATTTAATACTAGGTAATCCACACACAGGAGAAGAAGAAACATTTCATTATGGTGCAAACAAGATTATACTCTTTCCAAATACACCAGATAGTTGGCATAAAATTACTGCAAGAAAACCAACTAAATATCCTAGAAGATTTATTTGTTTAGAAATTAAAACAACTAAAGTAAGACTACACAGTTATCAAGCTGTAAAAGGTAAAGATACAATGAAAACATTTGATGTGAGGAATTATTATGTCTAAAAATGCAATAGTATATGGTAATGGTAAATCTAGATTAGAATGGGATTTATCTAAAAAATTTAATGACACAGAAACTTGGGGTTGTAATCGTATCTACGAAGAAGGTGTAGAACTTGACAATCTAGTTTGTGTAGATTATATCAGACAACACGAAGTCTATAAGTCTGGATATGCATTTAAAAATAAGTGTTGGTTTCTAGACTGGCACATACAAGATAACCTTGATTTACTAGAGAGCTCTACAAACAGTTCAGAACTCATAGACTTAATCAAACAAGGTGTACCAGAAGAATATATCTTTGAGAACGAAAGAAAAGAAAGTAACAAAGTTGTCATTCGTGGTAAGTTACCTAAACTACAATTCACAGACCCAGAGTTAGACCAATATAAAAATAGTCCAAAGATTATGAGAGATGTGGGTGTCTATATTACTTGGGTACAAGATGATATGGTAAATGATATACCAAGTTTTAAAGGTCGTAATGCTGGTGGAACTGCAATGTGGTTAGCTTGTGAACAAGGTGCAGAAAATGTTTATATGATGGGATTTGATTTGTCTGTGTTAGATAAACCTTTGAGTCACCTATATCCAGAAAGTACACACCTACCTAACACTGCAGCTGCAAGTGGGTTCGACAGTATCAACTGGCAAACACAAAACAAGAAAGTGTTTAGAAAGTTTCCAAAGGTAAATTTTTATTGGGTAACAAAGTCTATAGAAGAACAGTTACTTGTAGATAAATTTGATATGTGTAAGAATGTAACTTTTTTAACTTATAAGGATATAGATGTATGGAAGTAATTATTTTTGGTAATGGTGAATCGAGAAATCAATTTGAAGCACTACAATTTATGGGTGACTTTACCACTTGGGGTTGTAACGCAATCTATCGTGATATAAAGGTAGATAATCTCGTATCGGTAGATTACGGAATGCAACAAGAGATAGAATGCTCTGGATATGCAAGAGATAATGTATGTCATTTTACAGACTGGAGTGTTATACCAAATGCAGATGATATGTTGTTAGACACCATGAAGATGAACTTTGAACCACACATGATACATGAAACACTAAGAACAGATAGAACAGATTGTGTCATACAAGGTAAAGACCCAAAGACAGCTGAAAATAATATCAAGGAAGCACTTGACAAGAACCCAGATTTAGATTACAATGACTTAAAGTTAAAAGCAGAAAAAGATGTAGGTTTATACATCACTTGGGTTACGAAGAACAAGATAAGGAATGTAGAGTTCCCTCGTGAATGGTGTGCTGGTGCGACTGCAATGCACCTTGCGTGTCAAGAGGGTGCAACAAAGGTATATATGTTAGGATTTGATTTATCCAGTTATGACAGTCCACTAAATAACATATACAAGGGAAGTAAGAATTATCTTCCTGAATATGCGAAAGGGTTCAATCCAGTAAACTGGAATTTGCAACTAGGAGCTGTCTTCGGAGAGTTCAAAGATGTAGAATTTATCTGGGTAAGTCCTGTCCACACTATTTTAGATAAGGTGAGGACAAAATTTAAGAATGTAGATTTTTTAACATACGAAGAAATATACAAAACCATACGATAACATAAGGAGAATATAATGTCGTTAGATAAATTAAAGTCGACTAATAATCTTGACAAGCTACTCAGTGCAGTCAAGAAAGACGAAAAAGACCCAACCGAAAAAAAGTCCTATGTAGATGAAAGACTATGGAAACCTGAACTAGATGTATCTGGTAATGGTTACGCAGTCCTTAGATTTCTACCAGCAATCGAAGGTGAAGACTTGCCTTGGACTAAATTATGGAGTCACGCATTTCAAGGGCCTACAGGTCAATGGTTTATTGAGAACTCATTAACAACCTTGAAACAAAAAGACCCTGTATCAGAGTATAACAGTTCTTTGTGGAACTCTGGTGTGGAAAGTGACAAGGAGATTGCAAGGAAACAAAAGAGAAAGTTACAGTATTACTCAAACATCTATGTTGTAAGTGACTCTAAGAACCCACACAATGAGGGTAAAGTTTTCTTGTTTAGATATGGTAAGAAGATATTTGACAAACTTATGGCTGCAATGCAACCTGAGTTCGAAGATGAATCACCTATCAATCCTTTTGATTTTTGGAAGGGTGCGAACTTTAAGTTAAAGATTAGAAAGGTTGACGGTTATTGGAACTATGATAAGTCAGAGTTTGAAAAACCATCTGCAATTCTAGATGACGATAGTACGATTGAAAGAATTTGGAAAGAACAGTATTCACTGGCAGACTTCACTGCACCAAGTAATTTCAAATCATATGATGAACTTAAGACTAGGTTAGATGCAGTTCTATCTGGTAAACAAGTGGTAAGTAATCAAACAGTTGTTGATGATGCCGTTGTTGCACCAAAGGTAGATACAAAACCTGTTGAGAGTAAACAAGGTGAAGAAGAAGATACTATGGACTACTTCAACAAACTTGCAAATGCGTAGTTAATTAGAAAACGCAATATCATTGTGTAATGGATTTTTGTGAGCAATCTCTTTTGCGAAATTGTTCACAACTTCCTGTTTCACATCATTTGAATTATCTTGACTAATATTATTAACAACAATGGTTTCACCACCACCACTTTTATTCAATGCATTATCATTTATTTCTTCATTTCTACTATGTGCAATTTCAAAATGTTTTTGAAGTGCAGCAGTAACAGCTGCATCTATTTGTTCTTGAGTTGCATCTTTTTTAATTAAATCTTTACCAAACTGTAGTATTTTACTACCAAACTCTTTGACCTTCTCTTTAGTAGGGATTGCATCTAAAACTCTATTTTTTAAATTTGTACCAAAGTTTTTAAGTTTTTCAGACACCTCTTCAAAAGAAGGAAGTTCAAAGCCAGTTATGTCTTCAAACTTAGTAATCATACTATCTTTTAATGATGAAAACTTATCACCTAGTTCAGTTAACTTACCCTTTAGACCCTCTGCAAACCCAGCCATCTTTTCTTTAAGTTCATCTTTTGTGGGTAACATTTCTTTGAATGCAGTAAACTTTTCACCTATCTTATCACCTATACCACCAAAGAATTTTGATACACCCTCTGGAGTTCCCATACCTAATGTAAGAATACCAACTGCACCACCTACTAATGCTGCCTTTGCAATATCCATTTTAGTTGCAGTTTCATCTTCTGCTTTTTTCATACCAGCTTTAACACCACCAATGATACCTGTAATACCTGTCATAATTGCAAGACCGATAGGGCCAGTTGCAATTGCAGCTGCACGACCAAGACCAACAAGTGCTCCTCTTGTACCAATATTTGCTAGGGGCCCTAATTTACTACCAAGTCCAGTAATTGCACTACCTGCTGATTTACCATATCCAGCGATTGTACTACCTGCTGTTCTAACACCACTACTAATTTTATTACCAACTCCACTTACAAACTCTCTTGTTCTTCCTAATGCCTGACGCACTCTAAATCCACGAGATGCTTTTTGAGGGCCAACAAATGATTTCTTTGCGAGTTGTTGTGGGTTCATACCAAAAAAAGTTCTTACTGCTTTAAAACCTTTACTTATAATAGCAGTTGGTAAAGACAGAAGTAAAGATTTTAAAGTTTTTATTGGATTCAAAAGTGCAAAAATAGCTGCAGAAACAAGAGCAATTTTTGCAATTTTTGGCCCCAACTCTTCTAAATTTGTGTTGAAATTAAAAGTTTTCTTCATAAAATCATCAAATGCTTTACCAGCACCTTCTATTTTAAGAATTATAAAATCTAATGCACCTAACAATTTGATAAAAGATTCTGATTGTAAAAATTGTACTAAACCAAACAATCCTAAAAATTTTAGGAGAGTACCACCTTTACCATCAAAAAGTTTTCCTAACTTATCAAAATATCCTCCAATTTTTTTCTCAATACCAAACAAACCTTCTATAAACTTTTGTTCCTTTGCTTCTTCTTTTTTTTTAATAGATTGTTGTTGTGATTGTGTAGGTTGTCCTTCACTTATTGCAATGACACTATTCAATATTTCTTTTAATACGGTAGAGTCTTCTTCAGTTTGTTTATTAAGTTTTTTTACCTCATCATCTGTTTGGTCTATTCCTTTTTTCTCAGTGTATGATTGGTCATCTCTTTGCAATCTACTTGCGTTAAGTATCTCACCAAGATTTTGTTTTATGGAAGAACCAAGAGATGGGTCTTTATTACCTCGTTCAATAAGAGCATTTGTTTTTTGTAATTCACCGATTACACCTTGTAATAAAGTTTCAGTAGACATTATTTTTTCTTCTTATCTGAATATGCGTTTGCACCAAAGAAACCCATGACGATAGCTGCAACTGAAACAAAATATGTTGCGGCCATATCACCAAGTATTTTTCCTGCTTGTTCCAAACCAATTAAATTTGCAAGTACCACTGCAAAGGGATATAGTAACATACCAAGTAAAGAGAACCAAGCCATCTTACGCATTGCATCTCTACGAGCATCTGCATCTTCTAGTTCTTTTCTTTTAAATTCCAAATCCATCTCCATTTCTTCTTGTGAAATGTGTCCATCACCATTTAAGTCTTTCTTCGCAACCTCATTATCAACTGTTTTGGTTATTTTGTCTGCCATGTGACTATCCTCTCATTTTTTGGTTTTCCTTCTCAATCCTTTCATTCTCTTTTTTAATCCACTCTGATAATAATGCGACATATATTTCTCTCTCATAAGGAATCATGTCTTCAAGTTCTCTCAAACTATATTTATGGTGTTGCATTAACGAAAAATTAGTTTTATAATAATTAGTTAGACTCTCGTGTGAGAGTCCTATTCTAAAAAATTTGAGAGGCCCTCCACAACCACCTCACCTTTGACATTTGTGTTAGGATTAGTAACTTTAATAACATGACGTAATTTTGGCATTGTATCAAAGAAATCCATAATTGATTGTAGTTGGTCATTTGTCATAGAGTCGATAAACTCATTCAATTCACCTTCATTCATGTCAACCCTGTTGTAAATTTTTTCTCCATGATGTATTTCATGCACACACTTGTTTAAAATACTAAACACCATAGACGCATTACCAGATGAATTTAAGATTCCTTTGATATCATTCAATAATGGATATCTTAAAAAAAGTTTAATATCATTTGATACCTGTATTTCATTTGTGTGATTTGCAGTCATCTGTACATTTACTTCCTGAAGATTTATTTTAACTGACACTCGTGTTTTATTATCATCAGGACAAGTGATTTGTAATTCAGCATTTTCTCCTATAGATTTTGCACGAATTTGTAAAAATATATACTCAATGTCAAATAGAGGTGCTTTAAGAGGGTCTACTTTTCCAAAAGTACACGCTTTAACTAATTCTCCTACTGCGTTTGCAATATCACCTTCATCTTTTGCATCTTGTGCCATGAGTAATATTTTTTGTTCTCTTACAAGAAATGGTCTATAGTTTATTTTTTCATTTGTTGATGGTAACACCAATTGATATTTTGGTGTTTCTAATTTTGGTAAAGCCATTATATTATCCTTATAATCTAGTTAATACCTTTGGTATTTTACTTCTTATTTCTCTCTCAACTCCATTTAATACTACGTCACCTATTCTATTTAGTAGTGGTTTTGGTAGGTCAGCCTCATCTGTTAAATTTTTAAAGTATCTATACTTAAATGTTACACTTACTTTCTGTATCTCTGTTGCTGGTGCATATGACAATGATTGTTCTGCAACCGTTGATGGAAAACACTCAAGTATTTTCACACCAAATCTTTTTTTATTATTTTCATCTAATTGATGTATATCCATTGAACCGACATATTTATCATAATACTCCATTGCAAAAGTTCTATTATCAAAAGAAAGTCTTTGCCATGTTTCAAAAAAGGTTCTCTCTCTCATATCAGTAGAACACTGAAACACACCTGTTATATCACCATAGGTGTAACCTGTTACAACATCTTTTAGTGGGCCATATAGATTGACATCAGGAGTTGTATCTAAAGTTCTGCCTGGAAAAGAAATAGACTCACAACGTAAACTTGTCTGTCTAGTTATACCCTCACTTGTTTTTTGGGGCATTAGTATTGACATGATGTTTGTGTCTGTACCTACAGGTGAACCACCCACACCACTTGGAGGGTGAAGTGTTACTTCGTACCTAGAAGGTTTTGCATATCCATCATCATTACGAAAACCACTGAGTATCTCATTCATTACACCATACGCAGTTCCTTCTATAAGTCCACCTAAATTAAATTTTGCCATTAAATCATTTTCCTTGAATCTTTATACACTTCTGATTGACTACCCTTCTTAAATCT